AGGGTTCTTAGCTTCCCGCTCTGCTTCGTTTAAATCGGAGATTGCTCCGTACCATTTACCTATTTGCGTAAAGGTTGATTCAATATTTTGGCCCATAGAGACCATTCTTTTTATCGTATTAAAGGATGCAGTAGCTGTCGCAACAGCTGTTAACGGGTCTACCATACTTAACCTCCGGGTTTAGTAGGCCACACAACATCATCAGGGGTAGATATCCCAGTTAAGTCATCAGTGATATCTCGCAGTGATTGTCTGTAAGTAGCCCAGTCCTGTTTTAATTGTGAGGAAAGAGGAGAATCAGAAAGCTGAGTCCAGTCAGACTCCCCTATTAATTGGTTCCTCTTAAATCTTATTTCTTGTAATAAGTCAAAACCACCTGCAACCCACTGTTGATTTTCAAACACATACCAGTGACCTGAAGAAGGTCTAGTAGGTTTGTCTAACCATTCGTTGTTGTGGTAGTATTTGTTATTCATAAGGTCTTCGCCGATAGTTTCCGAAGAAACCGCTACGGCCATCATACCTGAATACATTTCTCCCTCAGTGTAATCTGTGTCTGCACCGGGGCTTAGTACTTGTAAAACCTCTCCGTGAGTGTTTACGAAAGCGTATTGTACCGCCATTTTTGTATCTCCTAGTTTGGGTCGTATACGAGCATGAAAGAAAACGCCCCGCCCGTTAATCCTGTAATTAATGTACCACCCAAATTTGTAGAAAAAGACATCCGTATATAAGGGCTAGAGTGATTAGGGTAAAAACTGTATCCACCAAAGACACCATAGCTAGGAATAACAAAAGCTCCGGGACTATAATAGTGAGTAGTGTGATTCATAACGGCGTATATCTTACTCCAAGTTAGAGAAGAAGGTGGTGTGTAGATAGCAAAGGAGCCACCAGTAACAGTCCCTGTGCTCAACACGTTTAAGAACTTTCCTCTTGTTGCAGAGAAAATAACATTAGTACCACCGCTGTCGTACACATCAAAACCCATTTCTCCGTTTACAGGTGCGCCTAGGCTTGTTTGTTTTCTAGATAGCATAGTAGTTATGCCACCTGTGTTTTGGTACACGTATGAAGGGTGGTAAGACGACCCGTAGAATCTTTCACTACCGCTGTAGGTTGTTCTACCACGAGCCATGGGAACCCAGCCGCCATTAAAAGTACCTGATACAGGTGAAGAAGAATTAGGTCTAGCTAAAACTAAATCACCAGCTTGGTAACCAGTAGGTGGGTACGCCATATTATTGTAAGAGCTAGATGCGTTATTTAAGGCATAAGTGTTAGGTACAGGGTCAGTACTGTCTACCTGAATTCTACCGCTAGAGTTAAATATTTGAGTGCCAAAGGCCATAAGGTATACCTCAATTTCTTAATATTATGTATGAAATAGTTAGTGAAGAGGGGCTACCCGCAAACCCTAAGTTAACAGGCACATCGTAATATATTCTGAGCTTATTAGTCATCTTAAGGTAGCTAGCTTCTACACTCAACCATAATACTGGTGAGAAAGAGATTGATACGTCCCAACTATCGTTGTTCACCATACCTGAAACCGTTACATCTACATAAGAGTTATAACTTACAGTTACGGAACCATGAGAGTGATATCGATTTAAACGGTCAGTGTAATTTACAGTCAAATTACCAGCTGAGTCATAAATTCTTAAACCATATATAGACATAGTATTCTCCTTATTTTAGTATTGGCAGTGAGAGTGGGATTCGAACCCACGGTGCGCTATTAACACACATCTGTTTTCTAGACAGGAACCTTAAGCCGCTCAGCCATCTCACTATGTTTGTTTATTTCTTTTTAGAACCCTTTTTAACTGGCTTCTTTACCATTGGGGTTTTCTTCTTGGGTGGGCGTCCAACTTTGGAGCCGTAAGTTCCTTTACCTGCAGGCATATTATCACCATTTTTCCTTGTTTGCCCACCAAGCCGCAGACATCTTGCCTTTGGCAATATTCTTAGCGTGACGAGCCTTCCAAGCCTTGTTACGGGCGGTTCCATCAGGGGAGCCTTTAGCGCCTTGAGCGCCAAATCGGATTAGTTTAACTTTATCACCTTCTTTAGCCACTACAACGTGAGACTTGGTTGCGTGATTAGGTGTGCGCTTAGGCTTATTATATCCCGACACGCCAGCTTGCTTGAGCAAGTAGTCTTTATCTCTTTGCATTGTAGTGACCTTTAATTAGAAGTTGAAGCCTCGGTGTTGACGCTTCGTGTGTGATTGTACGGGGAACAAATACTCGACAGCATAGCGGATGCCATCTGTCCAGTGCTCTATTCCTTCGGATTTATCGATTGTCATAACATCGGGGTTTGTTTCCTTCCAAGATGTACGCTCGATTGAAGTTATGGTGTCCTTGCAGCGCGGGTGTATGAACATGTGACATTGCCCGTCAGCTGTTTTTAACATCCTGTTTACTGCTTGGACTGAGTCTGCCATTGGTGGTGCTTTTCGCCTTGCGAACGTTGCGAAACCAAAATTTTGCAGGATTGAAAAATCTGTACGACCTACCGCCGCAGAGCTTTTCCTCGCTCGACCGCTCGGATCGGGGAATACCGATACCGGATGACCTTTGTCCAGATATTTCTTCTTTATCATTTTACCAAATGTCTCAGTATCTGCACTGCCGGAGAAATCCTCGATGAGGTGTATTTCATCACCACGAACAGCAAACGCTGTAGCGGCCATTACACCAACGTTAAAGTCAAGTGCAATATTAACAGTCTCTCCGGGGGAGAAGTCATCAACATCACGAGTAACGTGTTCATCTCGACTAAAGTTGTAAAACACAGTATTACCTGAGTCATCAAATGACGCTTCATATTCTCGTTGGAACTTTAGTGCATCAATTGTGTGTTTAGTCTTTTCAATCTCAGTAGGGTCAAGATAAGGGGAATCACGGTATGTGAATCTCCATGACTTCCATTGATCGTCAACTTCTTGGAAGTTAAATTGATCGTAGAAGTAATCACGACCCATCGGTGTGCTAATTATTAGAGCACGACCAGCTGAAGGTGCATCATATTTATCTGCCATCTGTTCTGACCATCGTGTGGTTAAACAGGGCTGTACTACAGATTCCCAAGTCTCTTTTGCACTCGAACCGCCTCCTTTCCAAGAGGTTGTTTCATCGCAAATGACGAAGTATTGGCCGGAGCCACGCATTCTGTTGCTTGCTTCGTAAGACCAGAGTTTAAGTATTACATTGTTTGGGAACCAAAAGGTACCTGAGTGTTGACTCATTTTGTCAGCCCACTCGCCCAATCCTAGTTGGTATGCTAGTAGTGGAAAGTAGATATCCACAGCTTGCTGATAGGTTGGACATATAATTGCTACATTTTTGTTAGGCACATCTGAGTCCATAGCCATTAGTTCTTGAACAGCAAGTATGGCGGCGACAGATGCTAAGAATGATTTGCCGAAACCTCGAGAGGCACAAACAACGCCGTAGCGACATTCTTTTGTAACAAATAGTGAGTTGATGATGGCGCTCTGGCCAGCGTGTAAGTCAATAGACACGGTCTACCTCCTGATTAGAATAAGTATAGGGGCACAAGGGATTGCCTTGATCGTTTGAACGGTTGCCCCCATTAGTGAGCGGTGCCACTTTGTGTGCACATCGATTTTGTATTTAGTATGGTTATCTTATTTAGATTCTTTAAGTACAACAATTCGTTCGAATTCCTGCTTAAGCTCTTTTACAACCCACTGTTGTCCTTCGAGGACTTCCAGCTTAGTTGCTAGAGTTGAGATCTTAGACACACCAAGTGTAACCCAAGAAATCCACGCTAGGAAAGCTGTAGCAAAAACTGAAGCCATTGCTACGGTTAATGAGACTTCCATGATAGGTTCCTATTTGCCTTCTTTGGCAATTGTTAGTTGTTGATAGAGGATATACACGACAAGGTTCCTGTCAATGTGACCCTCTATGATAAGTCTAACTGGAGTATAGGTTCTCCATAGATGTAGTTAGTTGATGTTGTTTTTATTTAGTCCTTAATGATAAGTTCCTCTAGGACTTTAATGTTCATTAATGTAGTCATAAATGTATTCATTAATGTACCCCTTTACCCGGGGGCCTTGGTCCTTTAGAAGGTGGTATTTAAAACCTCCTAAAGGGTGTAGGGATTATTTCTTTAAAAGGTGGTATTTAGATTACACCACGTTTCACTAGTTCGTTACGTACCTTTTGCTTAAGCTTAGGCTTTACGCTATCTTTCTCTAAGGTATCCATTAATTCATCAGTATCAACGTTTCGGATGTAAGTGTGAACCATTTTACTTTTGCCACTATTTCTGTCTAATATGACTTTAGTGGACTCTTTAAATTTTGTAGGCATTTCAGTATTCTCTTATATTTTAGGTTGTAGGGGTTTTTCTTTAAAAGGTGGTATTTAGATTACACCACGTTTCACTAGTTCGTTACGTACCTTTTGCTTAAGCTTAGGCTTCGTGCTATCTTTCTCTAAGGTATCCATTAATTCATCAGTATCAACGTTTCGGATGTAAGTGTGAA